CAGCGCATCGGGCAAGCGGTCGCAGAGACGCGCGCGGACGGTGGCCCGTCGTCGCAGACGCAGCGCATTTTCCTCGCGATCGACAAGCTCACAACGGCACTGCGGGCGATGCCCGAAGTGTCGAGCGACGCGCGCATGGAGATCACGAGGCGCGCGAGGGCTTATTGGATGAACACGCAACGAACGGACTACGGCAAGCCGCCAACCGTGCGCGCACCGCAGCGCTCGCAGGCACGTGAGGACACGACGATGCAGAAGGGCGGCGTGAAGGCGAAGCACAAGAACCCGCAGGGCGGGCTCACCGCAGCGGGGCGCGCGCACTACAAGCGCACCGAGGGCGCGAACTTGAAGCCGGGAGTCAAGGGCGCAGCGGACACGCCCGAGAAGATGCGGCGCAAGGGCTCGTTCCTCTCGCGGATGTTCGGCTCCGGCGCGAAGGGCTCGATGCGCGACGAGAACGGCAAGCCGACGCGCCGTGCGCTCTCCGCTGCCGCGTGGGGCGAGCCCGTGCCGAAGGACGACGCGGGGCGCGCGAGGCTCGCTGCCAAGGGCAAGCGCTTGCTCGAACGCTACGCGGCGACGAAGAAGAGCGCCGACATCCTCGACGGCGAAGAGCCGCTCGCGAAGGCGAAGGCGAAGGCGAAGAAGCCCGCAGCGAAGGGCGCGAAGAAGGCACCGCCGAAGCCCGCAGCGAAGGGCAAGCCCGCGAAGGAGTCGTGGTCGCAGAAGCGCGAGCGCGAACTGAACGAGGCGTACAAGGCGAAGCAGGCAGCGGCGAAGCAGAAGCCCGCAGGAGCCCCGCAGGGGCGCGCAGCGGGCAAGGCTGGCCCGAAGCCGCCTGCGAGCCGTGGCGCGCCTCCTAGCGCCCCGCAGAAGGCGCGCGCGGGCATCGACGCGATGAGCCGCGCGCCCGCTCCCCCGCCGAAGGGCGTGACGGGCGCTCCCGCCCCGAAGGGCGGCGGGGCAGCGCCGAAGGGCGGCAAGGGCGCGAAGGGCGGCGGGGCAGCGAACCTCACCACGCCGCCTCCCGGCTTCACCGCGATCCCGAACTCGAAGAAGGGCGGCTTCCACAAGCAGACGGGCGACTCGTGGGAATACTGGTATCCCGGCGTCGGCATCACGAGCACGCCGCACGGCGAAGACCGCGCGCACGCTGGCGGCACGAGCGCGGAAGCCTCCGACGCGGATGTTGATGACGTAGGCGGCGACGAGGATGGCGGTGCGCAACCCCCGCCGAAGCCCGCAGGAGCCCCGCCGAAGCCCGCAGCGGGCGCAGGGCAGCAACCGCCCGCGCAGGGCGCAGGAACGGGCGCAGGAGCCGCGCAGGGCGGCTACACGGCGAAGCCGAAGATCACCCGCGACGCGCAGGGCGAGAAGCGCTCGTTCCATCCCGAGGTCGCGGCGGTCACGCCCTCCGGCAAGGAGGGCGACAAGGCGTACCACGAGCAGCAGATGCGGATGCACCGCAAGGCGTCGAAGCAAGCGCAGCGCGCGGGCGACAACGACCGCGCGTTGGCGCATCGCGACGCGAGCAACTTCCACGCGCACGCGCACAACGTCGCGCACGCGAAGGAGCAAGGGCGCGAGTACAAGCCGCGCGGCCAGTACCCCGGCGCGCCCGTCGAAGGCGAGGCGGCGCAGGGCGGTGATGAGGACGGCGCAGAAGGCGCGGACCCCATCGCGGCGAGCTACGACCGCGCTGCATCCGGTGTCGAGATGGCAGGCAACGAGCGTGTGACCGCAGCGCAACCGCGCGAGCGCCTCGTTCCCGAGAGCGAGACGGTGCGCGGGATGCGCGAGGCGCTCGGCAAGGGCGTCAACATCATGGCTGACATCAGCGCGGCGCACGACCATCTCTCCGCGCTGAAAGCGAAGCGCAAGGAGATCGATGCGAAGCTCGCGGGCAAGGGCATCGGCTCCGACGAGTCGCGCTTGCGTCGTCGGCTCATCGCGCAGATCGACGCGGAGATGGCGGCGGCGAAGTTCGACATCGTGCAGCTAGGCGATGCGCACGCCGAAGCGATGAAGCAGGTCGCGACGTACGAACAGCAGATCCGCGCCGAAGGCATCAAGCGCAACCCCATCCTCCGCGCGCTTATGTCGGCGATCGAAGCGCTGTTCGGCAAGAGCGCACCGAAGGAAGAAGAGCAGGGCGCGCAAGCGAGCGCAGAGGACACCTCCGACGACGCGGAGAGCGTGGATGAGGCGAGCGTCGAGATGCTGCCCGACGACGAAGAGCCGAGCGCCGCAGCGCAGGGCGACGAAGAGCCGAGCGACGAAGAGCCCGAAGACGACGCCGCTGCCGCGCGCGCTGCCGGAGTGCGGCCCGACTTGATCGAGCGCTTCTCGCAGCAAGGCGCAGAGAGCGAAGACGAGAGCCCGCGCGCAGACCTGCCGAAGCCGACTGGCGAAGACGACGACGGCATCGTCGATGTCAACGCAGAGACGAAGCGCCGCGCAATCGAAGCGGGCGTGAGCCCCGAAGTGCTCGCGGGCCTCGAAGCGAAGCAGGACGCACGAGCGAGCGCGGAGCGCGAGCGTGCGAAGCGACGCGATGCACTCGACACGCTGCGTCGGCTCGGCGATTCGATGGACGACGCGGAAGCGCCACCGAAGGATGTGCAGCCCGACGCGGGCGAGTGGGATCGCGACCTCGCCGAGAAGCGCGCGAAGGTGCGCGAAACCGAAGAGCGCGCCGCCAACCTCACGCCGTCGCAGGAGCGCGCGCTCGAACGCCGCCGCTCGATGGTCGCCGCTCGCGCCACACGCACGCAGTCGGGCACTCGCGAGAAGGAGCGCGCACCCGAAGCCGAGAAGACGAAGGTCGAGCGCTCCGCGCGCATGGCGAAGAGCGAAGCGTTCGCGCGCGTGCTCTACCTCGCGCCGCGAGTCGATCGGATGTTGAAGAGTGCGACCGCGCCTCGCCTCGTGGTGCAGCGCCGCGCGCCGAACTTCAACCTCATCTCGCTCGGAGCCTGACGTGCCGTTCAAGAGCAAGGCGCAGCGCCGATGGATGTACGCGAACGATCCCGAGATGGCTCGCGAATGGGAGTCGCACACGAAGGGCAAGAAGCTGCCCGAGCGCGTCAAGGGCAAGGCGATGCACGGCGCTGCATCCGGCCCGTGGAAGCCGAGCGCGCCGAAGGTGCCGACGCCGAAGCACACGCGCGTCGCGCGCCCCGCACCACCCGCGCAGCCCGCGAAGCCGCTCGTCGCGTTCGCTTCGAGTGAGCGCATGATCAACGAGATGCACTCGAAGGCGCGCGCGAAGAGCAAGCCGATGAGCGCAGGCGGCTTCACGCGCGCGGAGGCGCAGCGCGTCGCCGACCTCATGGGCCTCGACTTCGAGCGCGAGGGCTTCACGCTCGATGCGTTCCGCGAAGGGCTGAACGTCGAACTCGAACACGGCGACGTGACGCACAAGCGCGCCATCGCGACAGGCAAGATCGCACGCGCGCATCTTCGCGAGCGCCCCGACTACTACGCGAAGCTGCGCAAGCTCGAACGCTCGCCGATGGTCGGCAAGGCTCGCGCGTCGATGTACCAAGGCGCAGGAGCGAGCCCCGCGCCGCGCGACCCGATCCCCGACTACGCCGACATCTACTGGCAACCCGAGGGCGACGACAACCGTGTGCGTGAGCGCGTCGCGAACGAGAACCGCCGTGCGAGCGTGAGCGCCCGCAACAAGGGCAAGTTCGGCTTCCACGGCGGCGCGGATGTGGAGCCTGCGCTGCGCTACGACCCCGACGACTTCGCGCGCGTCACGCGGCGAGGCAACGAGCAGGCTCCGGCGAAGCGCGCGAACACGAGCGTCGCAGACCTCAATGCGTACGATCAGCCCGTCACGTTGCCGAAGCGCGCGCTCGTCGTGAAGCGCAACGAAGCGCCCGTGCAGGAGCGCGCGATGAGCGGCCCGCAGCGCGAGCCGCAGCGCATCACGAAGAGCAGCGGCGCGCACATCGTGAGCACGCAGAACGTCGGCACGGGGCGCAAGCCGAAGGCAGCGCGCAGCAGTGGCGCGCGCGGCGTGACGTTCTCGGCGACGAACGAAGCGCTGCATACGCACAAGCCCGTGAAGCCGAAGGTCGCGGATGCGCCGAACGCGATCAAGCGCGTGAACTTCTCGAACCGCGCGGAGGCGGTGAAGACGCCGAAGCGCGCGGCGCGCCCGCAGAAGGCGCAGCGCCCTCCGGCTTACTTGCAGATGGCGAAGCGCTCGGAGCCGAGCATCGCCGCAGCGAAGACGCCGAAGCCGAAGGCGATGAAGCCGCCGAAGGCTTCGTACCTCGCGAAGTCGCAGAGCTACGTCATCCGCAAGGGTAGCGGCGAGTTCGCTGCGCTTGGGGTATGGTTGTGACCGTGCTCCGTACCATCACGCTCTCGCTCGCCCTCGCGTGCGCATCCGTTGCGCACGCGCAGACGCGCGATGCCGAGGCAGAGAACGACACCGCCGACATCGCGCGCTGCCTCGTCGCAGAGAACGTGAGCGGCGAAGACTGGCCCGCGATCCTCGATGTGCTCGAACGTCGCGCGCGCACTGCGCACGTGACCGTCGCTCGCATGGCGCGCCTCTACTGCGCGGTGCATCGCGCGGTGACACCGACGAAGAGGCAAGCGCGCATCCGTGCGTTGCCCGCGCCCGAGAGCACGTCGCGACTGCTCCGCTCGTTTCAGCGCGCGCTCATCGCCGCCCGTCGCGGAGGGCCGGGAACGTGCAGCGCGAACCATTGGGGCGATCTCGGCAACGACCTCGTGCGCGCAACGCGGCTCGGATGGACGCGCGTACGCTGCGGCGAGACGCGCAACGCCTTTTGGAGCAGCCGATGAGCGACGCGATCGAAGACCTCGAAGCGCTGGCGAAGGGCGAAGCGCGTGGCGGGAAGTACCATCGGCGCGTGACGCAAGAGGGCAAGCACCGCTACTACTACTCGCCCGAGGCGTACGCGCGCGCTCACGGCGACGCAGCACACATCTCCGGCGCGGACGCGCTGCAAGGCAAGGCGATGCGCGCGTCGAAGAAGGCGAAGAGGATGAGGAAGCACCCCGCGAGCGAGGCGCAACGCCGATGGGCGTTCGCTGCCGAAGAGCGCGGCGAGCTACCCGAAGGCAAAGCGCTCGAATGGTCGCGGCGCGTCAAGGCAGGCACGGCTCCGATGAGCAAGAGCGAGGACACGATGGATGCAATCGCAGGGCTGACGCGCCTCATCAAGAGCGAGGGCGGCTTCCACAAGTACAAGTCGAAGAAGATGGGCGCGGGCGGCAAGTGGGAGTACGAATACGAAGCCCCGGCGGCGGCAGCGTCTCGAAGCACCCCGTCGAGCACTTCCACGAGACGATGCGCACGCTGCACTCCGGCGCTTCGACGAAGGACAAGACGCCGCATCCGCACGCCGTGGCTCACGCGCTGCGCGCGGTGATCGACCACGCGAGCACGCTGCCGACGCAGAAGGCGAAGAACGATCTCGCGAAGGAGCTTGATCATCATCTCTCCGCAGCGCGCACGCACCTCACGAACATGAGGAACTACGCGCAGCGCGACCGCTCCGGCTCGCACTACAAGTCGCCGAAGGACGAGGCGCGCCGCATCACGAGCGCGGATGTCAACGCGGCGGGCAACGTGCGCGACCTGCTCGATCAGGCGAAGGGCCGGATCAAGGAAGCGGGGATGAGCGAGGAGAAGAAGGCTGCGACCGCCGAGAAGAAGAAGGCGGCAAGCGCGCAGCGCTCGAAGGAGTACCAAGCGAAGCAGGAGTCGGGCGCGAAGGGCAGCAGCGCAGCGCACGCGGACTACCTGCGCGACCGCATGGAAGCCGTGAACGAAGCTGCGCGAAGCACTCCCGGCAAGACGCGCGAGGAACGCGAAGCACGCGGCAGCGGCGTAGAACTCGCGACGCAGATGTACCGCGCGCATCTCAACGAGCACAAGAAGAAGCACGGCTCGCTTCCCGCAGGCCACACGATGCCGCCGGAGCACGAGCGCACGAGGCAGAAGCGCGCGGAGTCGGAGGGGCAGCAGCGCTTCGCGTTCTCGCGCCGCGTGGATGCGATCAGTGCTCTCGCGCAACTGTCGAAGGGCGGCGAAGGCGGCTCGCATAAGAACGTAAAGAAGCTGAAGAAGAGCGAAGGAGCACACGCCATGATCGAGAGCACACCGTCCATCCGCAAGTCGTTCCGAGGGCTCGACGGCGCGCAGCCGCTCGCGAAGGGGCTCTACAAGTTCGGCGACTACTCGCAGAACGCGAAGATGCAGGCGATCCCCGACGAGTACCTGCTCGCGTACCTCGACGCCTTCATCGAAGAGGCAACCGAGCATGAGATGCGCGAGAAGGCGCACGCGCTCGACGCGATGACGATGGGGCCGACTCCCGGCGGTCCCGAGCACTCGCTCGCGCAGTGGGTGATGAACGAACTCGTGCAGTATATGGCGTGCAACGCGAACCTCATGCGTGCCGTGAAGATGTGCAACTGCACGAAGGACTACATCGCCGATCGCATCAGCGCGATGGGCCTCTTGAAGCCGCTCGCGTCGCACCGCACCGACCACGGCGACTACCTGCAAGGGTTCATGTACTCCGAAGAGCAGGAGGCGGGCTACGTCGGCAAGAGCTACGGGCCGAACACCGTGCTCGACGAGAGCGCGATGTTGAAGGCAGTCGCGCACACGCGCGCCGCTGCTCGCGCCGTGGACGGCTCGCCCGTGCAGTTCGCCGCCGACGACCCGATGCAGGCGCTCGGCGACTTTCACCGTGCGCAACGTGCCCGCGTGCAGGCATACTACGGCGAAGGCACCGCGCGCTTCGACGCGCGCGCGGGTGAGCCTCTGCCGAAGCGCTGAAAGGGCATCGCGTGGGACTTCTCGACGACCTTCGAGGCGCAGCATCGAGCGCGCTGCAACGCATCGTGCAGCCGGGAGACGTGCGCCCCGAGCAGATGCAAGACCTGCTCTCGAAGGCGGGGCTCGGCTTCCCCGAAGCGACCGAAGAGAAGCCGCGCGGCCTCTACCACGACCCCTATCAGGTCATCGATTGGGGCGGTTGGCGTGAGCGCCCGAGCGCGCTCACGTACGAAACGCTGCGGCAGATGGCGTACCGCAACACGGTGATCGCTGCGATCATCACGCTGCGCTGCAATCAGATCGGGCAGTATTGCCGCCCGCAGCAAGGGAAGTACGACCGTGGCTTCCGCGTGATCAAGCGCGACCGTCGCGACCGTTGGAAGGCGATGTCGCCGGAGGAGCAGAAGGAAGCCGCTGCCATCGAGCGCCTGCTCGAAACGACGGGCGTGCTGCTCCCCGGCGAGAAGCACTCCGACCGCGACTCGTTCACGTCCTTCATCAAGAAGGGCACGCGCGACATCCTCACGTACGACCAGTGGTGCTTCGAGAAGATCCGCGACCGCGCGGGGCGCATCTCGCGACTGCAAGCGCTGCCGAGCGAAACCATCCGGCCCGCCGTCGTCGATCAAGAGCACCTCGACCCCGAGCAGAGGCACTCGCGCGTCTCGCACGTGCAGGTCTACGAAGAGACTGTCATCGCGGAGTTCTCACCCGACGACATCGCGTGGTGCATCATGCACCCGCGCTCCGACCTGCGCGTGGCGCAGTTCGGCTACTCGCCGATCGAGCAACTCATCCACCTCGTGACCGCGTGGCTCTACGGCTTCGAGTACAACCAGCGCTTCTTCTCGCAGGGCAGCGCGGTCAAGGGCATCTTGAACGTGAAGGGCGCGATCCCCGATCGTCAGCTTCGAGCGTTTCGCCGGATGTGGTACTCGCAGATCACGGGCGTCACGAACGCATGGCGCACGCCGATCTTGAACTCCGAAGACATCCAGTGGATCTCGATGCACTCGACGAACCGCGAGATGGAGTTCAGCGCGTGGATGGACTGGCTCACGAAGCTCACGTGCGCGATCTTCGGCGTCGATCCCGTGGAGATCAACTTCCAGTACGGCAACGCGGGGCAGTCGTCGTCGCTGAACGAGGGCAATCAGGAAGCGAAGCTCACCGAGTCGAAAGACAAGGGGCTGCGCCCGCTGCTCGACCACCTCGCCGATGCGTTGAACCGTCACGTGATATGGGAGATCAACGACGACTTCGAGTTCGCGTGGGCGGGCCTCGACGCGAAGGGCGAAGACGCGGAGCGTGAAGCGCGCATCAAGGAAGTCGGGCAGTACCGGATGATCGACGAGGTGCGCGCCGACGACGACCTGCCGCCGCTGCCGAACGGCATGGGGCAAGTGATCAACAACCCGACGTGGTTGCAGTTCTACTCGCAGAAGCAGGCCGAGCAGCAGCAAGCGCAGCAGGGCGCGCCAGAGGGCGCAGAAGGCGCTCCTGAGGGCGCAGGCGGGGCAGAGGACGAGGGCGCGCCCGAAGAGCCGCAAGGCCCGCCAGAGGACGAGGAAGCGCTCACGCCGGGAGAGGGCGCTGCCGACGAGCAGCCCGACGAGAACGGCGAGTATCCGCTCATGCGCTCGCGCGGCGTGGACCGCTCGCTCGATGTGCTGCGCAAGGGCATCCGCAGGCGCGTGGAGAATGGGCGCGTCGTGGTAGAGTTCGACCTCCCGAGGTGACGTGATGAGCCTGCGAACGAAGATCGACATCCAAGCCACGGTCGGGTTCGACAACTCGATCGACGACACCGCGTTCGAGCGCGCGCTCTCGGAGATGCTCGACACGTGCGACCACGTGAAGAGCGCGACGTACACGCTCGCCGCAAGCGCATCGGATGTCGCCGTGTCGCTCGACGACGTGGCGCAGGGGCAGTTCCTCTACCTCGAAGGCACGAGCGACTTCTCGTTCCGCTTCGACAACCTCGCGAACACGCTCATCCCGGTGCGTCGCATGGTGAACCCGCTCTCGTCGAACGCGCCGAACGTGCGCGCGTACTTCGTGAGCACGCTGCTCTTCGACGCGCTGTGGCTCACGAATCCGAGCGCGACCGAAGAGGTGCGCGTGAAGGTCTGCGTCGTCGGCGACCTCACCGCGCTGCCCGTGTGCTGACGCGCGATGTCGCATCCGCACGAGCACGAGTCGCCACACGAGGGCGAGTGCTACGCGCAGCCTGACGCTGCGCCTGCGCGCGTGCGCATCGAAGCGCCCGCAGGCGTAGACCCGCTGCTCATCGCGCAAGCGCTCGTCGGCGACGACTGGCTCATCAAGGCCGAGCGCGCAGCGCCGAAGGAGCGCAACCCGTTCAAGGCGCACGGCGTGCTCGCCGACCTCTTCGAGCACGGGATGCGCGCGTACGAAGCGCAGATGCGCTCGATGCTCACGGCGATGCACACCTACGTCGAAGAGCACGTGGGGCTCGAACTCGCGAAGGCAGCGCCGCGCGCACCGCGCGCGCTCTTCACCGCCGAGCAAGTGCGCGCGCTCGCGAAGATCATCCGCGACAATCACACGGCGCTCTCGATCGGCTTGCTCGGCACCGACGCTGCGACGAAGAGCGAGATCGCGCGCCTCGTGCGGCTCGGCATCGTGCCGCAAGGCACGGAGAAGATCATCGACGACGCCTTCCTCTACGGGCGACTGCTCACCGAGATCAACCTCGTCGTGCGCAGCGGCGTGACGACCGTTCCGAAGGTCACGCTCGCCGAGATGAAGAAGCGCTTGAAGGCGCGCCCTACGCCGCTCACGCCGACCGAAGAAGCCGCCGTGAGTGCCGCGCGGCAGCACGCGGCGACGTACCTGCGAGGGCTTGGCAACCGCATCGCGGATGACTTCACGACGACGGCGATCGAAGCCGACAAGCGACTGCGCGCGAAGTACGCGCGCGTCGTCACCGAGACGGTCGCGGAGGGCGTGGAGCGCCGCGATGCGTGGCGCAAGATCGCGAGCACGCTCGGTCACAAGACGGGCGATTGGGCGCGCGACTTCGGGCGCATCGCTGCGACCGAGAAGACGCGCGCGATGCAAGAGGGCTACGCGACGCGGCTACGCGCACGCGAGGGCGAGACGGCGCTCGTCGCGAAGGTGCCGTCGCCGAAGGCGTGCGATCACTGCGTGCGCCTGCATCTCGTCGCGGGCGTAGGCTCGCGCCCTCGCACGTTCCGGCTGCGCGACATCGAAGCGAACGGCACGAACGTCGGGCGCAAGGCTGCGGAGTGGCGAGCAGTCGTCGGGCCGACGCATCCGTGGTGCGAGTGCGCGCTCATCCACGTCCCGCCGGGATGGGCGTTCGACGGCGACGGCAACCTCATGCCCGAGCGCACGCGCAAGGCGTGGACTCTCGCGGAGGACTTGCGCAAGGCGATGTCGTTCGGCGACTCCGTGCCTGAGCAGGGCATCGTCGTGCGCGTCGGCGACCCCGAGAAGGTCGCGATCATCGAAGAGGTGCTGCGCCGCACGCCGCTCGCGCTCTTCACACGCACCACGGGCGTCACGCTCATCACGACCGACCATCCGAGCGAGCAGTCACACCTCGAAGCGCATGACTTCGCGTACTGGACGGGCAACGAGATCCGTCTGCTCGCGAGCACGCCGAAGGACAAGCTCAAGCGCATCGTCGAGCACGAGATCGGCCACGCGCTGAACGTGTTCCTGATGCACAAGTTCGGCGGCGTGGATGGCGTGCGCGCGTGGCACGACAAGCTCTTCGCCGTGTCGAAGCGCGAGGGCTTCGTCTCCGACTACGCGGAGAAGAGCCCCATCGAGAACGCCGCCGAAGTGTCGCGGCTCTACCTCTACGCGCGCGCCGCGCTCATGCAGCGCTGCCCGAAGCAGTTCGCGTTCTGCCACGAGAGCTACCGCGACCTCTTCCGCGCTGACAAGCGCGCAGACGTGTTCGGCGAGTCGCCCGAGGCGCAGGTCGATGCGCTCGACTTCCGCGCGTTCACGGCGCGGCTAGGCCGCGCAGCGGCGAAGCACGGGCTGCGGATGCACGGGCTCTCGAACGGCGCGATCATCCTCACGACGCACGAGAGCGTGAGCGGGCCGAAGGTCGCGCTGCTCTCCGGTCTGCATGGCGAAGAGCGCGCGGGTCCGATCGCGTTGCTCACGTGGCTCGAACGCACGCGCACGCTGCCGAAGGATGTGCGCTTGTGGATCTGCCCGCTGCTCTCGCGTCGCACGTGGGACTCGCGCGAGCGCGCTCCCGGCGGGACGAACCTCAATCGCGTGTGGAACGCCGACGAAGCGCCGCCCATCGTCGCCGACGCGATGGCGTCGCTGCGCGCGTTCAAGCCGGATGTGTTCATCGACTTGCACGAAGAGCAGACCATCGACGACGGGCGCGCCTACGCGCACCGCCACGGCACGAGCGCGTGGGGCCGATACCTGCAACGTGTGCTCGGTGCGAGCACACGCGAAGGCGTGTGGCACAAGCTCGATGGGAAGACCGCCGAGAGCTTCGTGCGCAGCATCGGATGCAAGCGCACGAGCACGGTGGAGACTGCGCAGACGGAGCCGCTTGCGAAGCGCGTCAACTTCCACGCGCAAGCCATCGCGTTCGCTCTCGACTCTGCGAAGATGAGCGACGGCGATCTCGCCGCGCTGCTCGGAGAGGAGCCTGCGACGTGAAGCTCCGCGACTTCATCGCGCTCGTGAAGGGCGGGCCGTACATCGGGCCGAAGGGCGGGATGTGGGCCGACCCGCAGCACACGGTGCCGTGGCGTGATGAAGCCGCGCATCCGTACGCAGGCCGCGAGGTGTCGGTCTACGAATCCAACTCGAAGAGCCCGCAGCCTCCCGGCGCGATCATGCCGCAGAAGGCTGCGGAGATTGTCGGCGCGAAACACATCGGGCGTCTCCGCGTGCCGGAGAGTAGCGGCGTGCGGGCTACGCCTCTCGCGCACCTTGAAGGCGTGCCCGTTGCCACGCTGAGTCAGCGCAATACGGAGTCGATCAAGCGCGCGCGCAGCGAAGATGTGGCGCTGCCTCCGATTCAGATCGAAGTGCGCGCGAACGGCACGGTCCATCTGATTGACGGGCACCACCGACTCGCCGAAGCGAGGGCAGCAGGGCGGCACACGATCGACGTGAACTGGATGCTCCGCAAGAGCAAGCCACGGGAGAGCCGCATGGAAGGCGCGATCGAAGACATCGAGAAGGCTCTACCGCTTCGCAGGCTCATCGCACTCGTGAAGAGCGCCCCTCCGAGCACTGGCGGCTGGATGCCCATCCCCGGCGGGCACAAGGGCGGCTGGCGGCGCTACCACAACGGCGAGTGGGAGTACCACTACGGGCCGAAGCCGGGAGGCGAGGGCGGCGCACACGGCGAGCACGAAGGCAAGCGCTGGAAGGTCGCGACGGAGTTCACCGAGAAGGACTTCGCGAGCGGCGACTTCGATCACGACGCTGCGCACTGGTTCACGCGCGCGACGGAAGGCGCGATCCGCGCGTGGACGGCGGGCGGCGTGGACCCGACCTCGAAGCGCCCCGTGAAGACGAGCGGCGTCTTCGACAAGCTCTATCAGATCGAGCAAGCGGAAGCCGAAGGCACATCCGGCTTCGCGCTGCTTCGTGAGGTCGGCACGAACAAGAAGATGCTCATGCAGCACGACCGCATCGTGTTCGTCGAGCACGACCCGCTGCGCCGCAAGGTCGTGAAGAAGCCGGGAGCGGATGCGCCGACGTGGGTTCCCGGCGAGGGCGTCGGCAAGAAGCGCATCGCGTCATCCGGTGCGGGCGGCAGCGGCAAGCGCGCGCCTGCGTTCGACGGCTCGCGCGCCGACAAGGAGAAGCAGCCGGGGCTCTACGCGATCGAGAACGGCGTGTACCCGATGATGGCGCGCACGCGCATCGAGCGCGACGACAACCGCACGCGGAAGGTGAAGAGCGAGATCATCGCCGTGCCCGACCACGGCAAGCAGCAACTCGTGCAGGAGTTCACGCCGCTCATCACGTCGCTCGCGACGAGCGTGCAGCGCGCGTACGGCGTGAAGGATGTGTACGAACGCGGCGAGCGCGGAGGGCGCGCGACGAACCTCACGAAGCTCGAACTGCAACGCGCGGGCGTCGAAGGTCTGCTCGCTGCGATCGAAGACTACGACGCGAGCATCCCCTTCGCGCAGGCGGCGAAGGTGCGCGTGCGCGACACCATCCGACTCGCTGCCGCGCGCGAGCGACTCGGCGGCGTGTCGCTGCCGGAGCGCCACGAGCGCAACATCGCACGCTGGCTCTACGCGCGAGGCAAGGCCGCGCGCACGCTCGGCGTGGAAGACCCGAGCGTCGAGCAGACCTTGCCCTTCTTCTCGCTCTTGAAGCGCCACGTCCACGGCAGGCTCACGAGCAGCGAGGCGAGCAAGCCCGTGCCGATGAACGGCTACACGCTCACGGCAGTCGCCGAGGGCGAGGGCAAGCCGAAGCGCACGGGCAAGACCGTGACCGTCGAGTCAGGCGAGCGTGAGGTCGTCCACGACACGCGGCTGCACCCCGGCAAGCGCGAACTCGGCGAACTCTACGAATCGTTCGTGCGCGGGCAGGCGTCGAGCGAAGACATCCACGACCTCGAAGACAAGGCGGCGTTCCCCGCCGTGAGCATCGGCGTGGGACTCGACCCGCGTGAGCGCGTGCTCGTGCGTC